CCCATCAAAATTTCCATAGAATAGCACAATGAATTTAGCGCCAGTTGGTATGCTAGACACATCAACACTCAAGCAGTCTGCATAGGTTTGTGTGACTGACTGTGAAGCGCTAGCATCGTTATAAACAGCTAATGTTGCAAAACTAAGTTTGCTAGCTGTTACAGCGCCATCGTTTATTAGGTTGGTAGTGATATCACCATTTCCTAAAGTATCTTGTTTTGATTTAACTTTACTAGCTAAATCAGCCCATTGTGTGTCGCTTGGTATTTTGTTTGTCATTGCGCCTCCTTATCCATTAAGCCCAGAGAGCATTCCATTCGCTTGTAGTGAATTCAGCTACTTGCGCATCAGCTGACAATACACCAGTAGAGCTATTGATAGATAGGTTTGTCCCAACTTTAATGCCACCAAGTGTGGTAGATGAAGCGGTTGGCAATACAAAGGTAGGATCACCCCATGTGCCATCACCCTTCAAGTATTTGACGTTATCAGCTTTAGCTGGAGCAGGTACTAAGCCAGAAGTACCAGCGCTAGTGCCATCTGCGCCTGTGAATGCACTATAAGTCGTATCAGTTGCTGACAAAGTGCCACTAGATAAACTCAAGTTTGCACCAATGGTTGTAATTGCTGGTAAGCTGTTCAATTTACTGAGCTGCGAAGCCGTAGCGAACTTGTTAGTGTGCCCAGTATCGCTCACTAAGTCAGATGAAAGCTTGTTGTCTGAAGTAATCTCGGCTTGTAATCCTGCTACTAAGTCGCCCACAGGGATATCGATAGTTGAACCACTTTGGAGCGTCAACACGATTTTCTTATTAGTAGAATCATAGCTACCACTAACCACTACAGATTCAAGAGGTAAGTCAATAGTTTGAGCTGTACCTAGAGTATCGCCATTCTGATCTTTTAATGTAGCAGTTACTACATAAGTAGAACTGTTGATAGACAATTCAAATGAAGCACCATAGAGTGTAGATGCTGGCAAAGCCGAAACATCTGCTGCGGTGGTTGGTACTGTAATGTTGATAGTCTTGTTTGTTGCTTGGTTAGCGGTAAAGTCATCAACCTTAGTACTGTTCTTCTGAATAGTAATAGTCGCATTATTTACAGTTGGAATGGTTGGTTTGTTTGACAAATCATTGTAGCTACCAGAAGTAGCAACAGCTGCTAAGTTAGGTTTATTCAAAATTTGAGCAACACCAGTAGAAGCATCCCAGTCTGAATTAACCTGTGCTGCTGGTATTGTCGGCTTGTTAGATAAGTCGTTATAGCTACCACTTGTAGCAACTGTTGCTAGGCTAGACGAATCAGCCTTAGCTTTAATTCGTGATGCAAGATCAGCCCATTGTAGATCACTTGGTATTTTATTTGCTGCCATATTTTATCCTTTCTTTTAATGGTATGTTGTCCACAATAAATCCCACTGTTCTTGAGTGAAATCTTGTGGCTCGTTCTCTAAATCTTCGTAATCGCCTGTAAATGCTACCTCTGCTAAATCGTCACTATCGACCTTCCCAGCTAATGCTGTAGTGATAACGTTGTTTTGCACAGGATTTACAGATGTCGTGCTTAATGAATCGTCCACAGTTATTTCGGGAGGGATATCAGGCTTATCAGACAAATCGTTATAACTGCCACTTGTAGCAACTGGAGCCAGTTCACTCTCTGTCACATATCCTGAAGTGTTCTCAATATCAGAAGTAGTAAGAACGACATCACCAGTCTGACCATTTACCGAGTAGACAGCGCCCCCGACGGATATCATTTCTTTATCGACTGACAAAACCTGCTCGCTATCTTCATCTAATAGACAGATACTTTGTTCGTTGTTTTCTTCGCATAATTTGATAGTCTCTTCCATTTCGACTATCCCTCATTCTGAACCCATGTCACTTCTGGTTTTATTTTGAACCCTCCATAAGCCACCGTGGTCTTGTCCATATTCATTGCGATCACTTCAATATCAAACACATAGTCACCATATTGTTTGCCATTTGTGTCGTCTGGGTCAATAGTAAAATGCCACGTGCCATCTTCGTCTATGGTCATATCTTCCATAGTCTTCTGAAAAACAACTCTCTCCTTATTCGCTGTTTCTTTAACCGTGAAATATAGCGCACGAGGTTCTGTCTTGATCACTCCTTCTGAATTTATTCTTTGAAATTTATATTTCGCAGTATCGCCTCTTATTATTTGGATATTCATATTTTGCGCCTTTTTAATTTTGATATAATTTTATTAACTCACAGGGTCATGTCACAACACCCCCAGAGTCACAAGCAGAATCATGCACAGCCCGAACCCGAAGAAAAATCCTAGTAGAAATACATCATCTTTTTTCATTTCTTACTCCTTACTGTCAATTATTCCCATTACTTCAACTTGCAAGGCTTGAACCCTATCAGCGAATCCGTCTAACCCTGCATAATGCAAGCTAGCTACTGCGCCACCTAAATCTCTATAAGCTTCCCATAATTCTTCCGTACTACTCATCGTCACCACCTTCCAGATCCAATTGACCTTCGATTACCCACCCATCTTTCCCATATTCTAAGAAAAACATTCTTGTAAAGATTTTCTTGTCTGCCGTGCTATCAACTGGCAACACCCCACACTCCTTAGTACATGGGTTATAAAGTTTTAGATAGATACGTCCATCATTGCTTTGTTTATTCATCTTCACTCCCAAACAAAAGAATCATGTCCTCTGTATCGATAAACTTATCCCACTTGCAACTGATCACAGCTTCACCAAAGCCACCAGATCGCCAACAATTAAATCTGAACCCTTTGTCTTTCAGCCGTTTCCAAGCTTTGAGCTTACGGACTGCGAGTTCGGCTTCTTCTTGGGTTTCAAAGTAGTTGCCGATTTCTCTCTGTTCTTGATTTCTGAATATCTCGTCTTCAGCATCTTCTCGCTCCAGAACTGCGCCCATAGCTAGAATTTCGTAATGCTTTTTCGGGTCTTCGTAATCTTCCCACTCCTCATGAAATGTTCGTGTGGAGTAATCAAATTTACATTGAACCCCGTCCTCATGCGTGACTATCCCAGTAACTCTATCTCTTGGAACACTAAACTCAATAATTTCGATATCATCAATTTCGCCAGTTTGTCTATTGCGTTTTTTCATGGTCTATCTCCTCTAAACAAGCGATGCCATAAATGAATCGACTCGCTCTGATTAACTTTAGTATTAGTGACTTTATTTGCCTTGCGTGGTTTAGTCTTGCCATCGCCGTTCTTCACGCCAGCCCGACTGGATATCGAACCGCCCTTAGCGCCAACAACCTTAGCACGCTCCCGACCAGTCAAACCGTCCTTGCCGATCTTATCCGATGCAAATCCACCATTATTGCTCTTGCTTCCACCCTTATGACCGATACGTGAGTAGAAGTCGTCTCCATGTTTTAATCTATTAGTAATCGCTGCCTTGCGACCACCTTCGATGGTGCCTGCCATTTATACCTCTCTTTCTTTCGTTAATTTTCTTTCGGCGTCGTCGATATCGTCCTCGACCACACCACGCACAATTTGATATGATTCATACCATTTATCAATAGCCTTCATAATCTTGCGATAGTCCTTAGGGTCTAAATCACGCATCAAATCCATGATTTTATTTAGAACCTCTTCAGCCTTGCCAATTACGTGCTTTTTTCTTCGCCACCTCATACCGACAACCTCGCCTGCTTATAATCTTGATATCTCGCTTCGGTGGTTTTCTCGGACGGCTTCAGCACGCCCTCCTCAACCATCTTTTGCCTAGTTCGTCGAATAGTCTCTGGACTGGATACCGCTAATAAATTTACATACAAACCCTTGTCGAACTTCCAGCCCTCGTCCATCCATATCACGCTCATAAGTAGCTTGTCGTCGTCCACAGCCTGAGGACAGCGCCTAATTGCGTGTAAGATTTTAGTCCTCATATCTTTTGTATTAAGCTTCATGTTTTACCTCCTGCAATTGGTTAATATTAGTGATTATTTCCACAGTCTTGCCATCAAGATCAGGCGCACGAGATACCTGCGAGGGTATATCGTACCTAAACGCCAACCGATGGCAGTGAGCGAAGTCGACACGCTTCTCATACAAGAGCAAGTGCCTGAATTGTTTCCATCCCCCCTGATACGAACCTTTCGGAGCGAACCAGCGATGGAACACAACCCAGACCCCATCAGCGCTCTTCACGTATATCGACTTAGAATCGTAAAATACTATTTTAATGTTCTCGACCTCTTTGACGATAATCGCCCTCGCTCGATATTTGCCTCTCTTCCAATTTGATCTTCGCACCTAATTTCCTCCTACTCTCCCCCGACTTGCGTTGTTATCTCCCAACCACAAGTGAGCTTCGCTCGCTCATTTAGTTCGAGCGCCTCACCTACTGTCAGATGTTTGAATCGTTCTTCCATATTCAACTCCATCGTTTAATGTCTCGATAAACTCCTCGCCATAAGTATCGGCGATATAGCTTTTAATCCTACTCATCATCACCCCCGAACTGTTGCTTCAAAATATCCTTAGCCGTCTGAACATCGACGTCTTCAACTAAGTCACGTTTAAGACTAGCGAATCTCTTTCTAAGGTCACTCATACTACTAGACTCCTTGAGCTTCGCAATTGCTTCCTTAACCTCACGAGCATGCTTCTCAGAATCAGGCTCAACCACTTCGCCATTTATCACGTCCATTTCTTCGGCAGGTGTAGTCTCATAACCAGCGACCTTAAGTAGCCACCCGATTTTCATGCGATACGCCTTACCGACTGCCCTCGTCTGTGCCATGCTCGCCACAGCATACTCGGCGAACCCACGCTTGCCTGGCTCCTCATTAGTACATACAGCCACGCCCGACCCGACAACATTTCCGTCCTTATCTCTCAAACTAACCTCAGCTCGGTATTTGAACTTCTTCTCATCGCTCAGGTTTTCGACCTTTTCAACTATCGGATATGTGCCAGTAAACGCACCAGCAATTTGCCAGCCCTCGACGTTCACATAATTGCGCCCTTGAATCTTCGTATAAAGATTATTCTCGATAATCATCTGCTTGAGGTTGTTCGCAAATTTCATGATTTGCTGTGGACTGCTAAGCTGAACCTGCTCGTCCGATTTTGCGATTTCGTTCTTTTTTTCCATTTACCTGTCCCCCCATATCTTCAACGCATTAGCACGTCCCAAGCGATACGCATCGGCAAAAATACGAGATACCACCCGACAACGCACGCTCTCGGCTTGACTTTCTTCTTGTTTGATTTCGATTTTCATAGTTGACTCCTTTTTCCTTAAAATAAATCTATTTTATCGGCGATTTCGTCGCCTTTCATATCCTCGAATCGCTCTCGTTCTTCCATCATGCGATCATGAATTTCGTAACCCATGAATTCGTCACGTGGTGTAATTTCTAATGGGTCATCGCTCATAGCTAACACCCTTTCTGAACGCACCAGACAGCGCCAGAGCGCACGCAAGCATCACAAACGCTAAGACTTGCATCGGCAGGATTTCAAGCCCACCATCAACGCATAAAATGGCAATTCCAGCGAATCCGAGCGCCATCGCCACGATGCTTTTAACTTTATTCATGTTTGACTCCTTTCTTTTATCAGCTCGGCGAGCCTCGCAGTTAAACTCGCCGAACTGTTAATTTGCTTTCAAGACCATCACCACGTTTGTGTTCCTCACCTCATGCAATTTTAGAGCGTGTTCGTTTCGGTGGTTTTTAAGGTCAACGAAGATATAACGAATCTAGAGTTATACCCTCGACAAGCCCTAAAAAAACAGCTCTTGCGAACTGTTAACTGGTTAACCCTATATGCTAAAGGGTAAACAGGTTAACAGTCTCTTTATTTTCTAATCTGTTAATCGGTTCACTTTTGGAATTGTTATCTTTTCCAAACTTGATCTAATTATACCACACAATAAACACTAACACAATACTAAACCGCACCAAAGTGGAGCAAAATGCGCCCCACTTTTCCACAACTAGTATGCCCCATATTTGCTGAACGCTTTCTCGAGTTGCCCATCTAAAGCGTGGATATATCGCTCTGTAGTTCTAACATTAGAATGTCCCATCATATCCCGAACCACATGCAACGGAGCGCCAGCATGCAGGATATGAGTGGCGAACGAGTGCCTCAGAGCGTGTGGATGGAACTCATCATAGCCCATGCGCTGAAACGGTCGTTTCATATTAGCCCTTAGCCCATTAACGGTGTACAGTCGACGCTTACCGTTGAATTCCCACATCCACAGATACTCCCAACCAGCATGGTCGCTGATCCATTTTTCGAGCTCCGTCTTGAGTTCGTCGCTGATATACACTTCCCGACGTTTCCGACCCTTGCCCATAAATGTGATTCGGTTGCCGTCGATATCGCTCGGCTTAAGGTGATTAAGCTCATTAATCCTAAGCCCACCCTCAAACGCCAAACGGATCAACAGCCACGTCAACCCATTGCAAGTCTTCAACACTGCCTCAATTTCTTCTTTCGTATAATAGACAGCCTGCGACTGTGGCACAATAGCACGCTCCATTAACTCAGGATTAAATTTGAGCTTGACCCCCCGGCGCCTAAACCACTTAAACATCGTCTTGAATTGCGTAATATGGCAATTAACGCTCGCAGGACACCACCCACGCTTCTTGAAGTGCTCCTCGATCATCTCATTAGTGACTTTCTCGATGCGATCAGCCTCAACGTCCTCAACCAGCATTCTAAACGATTCCTGATAAAGATAGATCGTCTTTGGTGCGAGGTTCTTAACATCTACACAATATGCCAGATATTCATCGATTTGCTTTTCTAGTTTGCTCATAAGTCTCCTTTGCTTATAAGGACGCAAGCTCGTTGCCTTTCCATTGGCAAAAGAGCGTAGCGTCCGTGCTTTAATAATTTTGATGATTTTTTTCAACGAGCCTACTACTACTATTTATTGGTATATTGGTTTATAGGTGCTACAATTTGTGAACCCAAACAGGGGTGAACATAATTCAAAAAGTGAAACACCAAATTTGACTTTTACACACGAAATCCACAATTTTTGCACCTACTTTTCCACAACCTTTTCCACAAGTAGCTCTTGACAAATAAAAACAGAGATACTTCCCAAGAAATACCTCTGCAATTGTTGTAAATACTACAACAGCACCTAAACCAGTCTAAATCCTACCCACGTCCGACCCCCACGCTTAATGTGGTCAAGCTCAATAAGCCCGATATCCTCAAGCTTGCGATTATAGCGCCAGACCGTGACACGATCCAAACCCCAGTCGTTCTCGAACGTGTCCGAGCGGATACGCACGAATCCATAACGATCAGCCCTCATGCGCTTCGCATAGTCCTTAAGAATAGACAACCAACTCAACATGGCAAGGTTGCCCTCGACTCTAGCGTAGTCATTTTTGCTAGTTAAGAAGTAGAACTCTCCATTTTTCTTTTGCACCTAAAATCCTCCAACTAATTTGTTAATTAGAGGGTATAGAAATCCCTGCCAAAAAGCAGGGATAAACTCTAGATTCGTAAGCTAATTATAACACACAATAGCCAATTATCCAATAATCATGCACACACAAGAGCGATTTGTTAGCGATACGGTAGATGTGTTATCCTTGCGACACTGAATCTTCAACGTATTAGCTCCAGATACTTTGGTAAATATCTCCTGCGCATACACGCTTTTGCTATAGGTAGTCGTCTGTCTATATTCGCCACCAGCCACGTCATTATAATAAGCTCTCAAAAGCGTGCCAGTTAACGTATCCGTGCCTGAAAAACTCCCCACAAACGTAGCCACGAACGTAGCGCCCACAGGTATATTAGATATATCTACACTCAAACAGTCAGCAAAAGTTTGTGTGACGGACTGCGATGTAGTTGAGCTACTATAAGCCGACACCGTGCCAAAATTAATGTTATTAGCTTTAATAGACGCATCACCACCAGAGCTGATCAGGTTCGACGTGATATCGGTCGTGCCATTAGCCATCAGGATATTAGCAACTACAACATAATAAGCAGTAGTACCAGTAGCCCCATCACCAGTAATCGCCGTGCGAATTGCCGTGTCATCTGGTGCAGTAGGTGTGCTAGATACCGTGCCAGCAACCACAACCATGCCACAAGTCTCATAGTTGTCGACCTTAGTCGTGCTCCCCTCAGGTGGGTTGTCAACATATAACACAATAGAATCAATGCGACTATTAGCGCCTGGCGCTGCACCGATAGTCACCTCAATTGGTTCTTCAGATATGTTATTAATCGAGGTCTTGTTGCCATTATCGTCCTCAGCAACAGCCACATCACGAACGCCAGCCACGCCACCAATAGTGACCTTAAGCCCACTGCTCGGCGAACAACTCCAGCCACTTAAAATCCCACGACTATAAACTGATAAATCATCATTGAACGCATTAACCGAAGTGCGTCCATTATATGCGCCATTAGTTCCAATAGCGTCATCAGGGTTTGTCATTTATAATGCTCCTTTCTTAAAATTTCAACTTCCGTTTTAATAATTGCGATATCTTGTTTAATATCTCCAATTTTCTCCCCCCAACCGTTATGCTCATCAACTTTCTTTTCAAGACGGTCGAGCCTATCGGTCAAATTTTGCTCACGTCGTGCTTCACGTACAGCGTCTTCACGGCTCTTTTTGCGTGAAATGGTAACATTACCCACATAAGTCCCCAAAACGGCTAGAACGCCCGTTATAATGGCAACGACGATGCCTTCCATACTAGTCTCCTTTATACTCGATCACATCGCCATAGAATAGACCATAGCCCGTGCCATGCGTCCACCCATAATAGACCGTCTGACCTGGTTTATATTTAACGGATACCCACTTACTAGCGTAATCGTTCATCGCCTTGCCCCACGTAATCTTGCCCTTGCATTCTTTCATGATTTTGCCCATAGTGTCGCCCTTAACCACCGTGCGAGTTTTGCATTTATCGACAACTGGTGCAGGTGTCGGAGTTGGGGTCGGCTTCGGAGTTGGCTTCGGCTCAGGTTTAATATAAGCCTTAGGACGATAAAATCCGATGAGGTTCTTAATCGAGATATTTATAATGTTGGTCGCTGCGCCACCACCCTGACAGTAAGCACCGCCTTGATTTTCACCAAGTAGAGCCACATAACCATTCTTAACTGGTCCGAGTGCCATGCCGACATGCCCAAACTGACCACCCTCGAACACTAGCCAGTCACCAGCTTGGATTTTACTAGCGTCATTCTTCCAGTAGATCAAAAAGTCATTGCCTGCATTTTGTTCAGCACAATTCATCATGCCCTTAGCCATGCCAGTACCACATGTCGATACGTCACGATTAGCATATGACCACCAGAACACACGAGCTAGACTGACACATTGCGCTCCGTACTTGTTATTAGCGTAGATACACTTGCCAATAGTTGCATTTCTAAACGCTTCAGGAGTTTTTGTGTCGTACCACTCAGACCACCCCAAGTCCTCATAATCACCCTCAGTGGTAGATACGCCAGTGGTTTGGTCTTCAAACTTGCCCCCGTCAACTTCTTCAACGGTTGGCACTTCCGTGTCCTCGATTAGCTCGCCTTGATCGCCCTCAATAACAGCAGGCAACTGCTCGTCAGAAAATTCTATCTCAGCGTTGAAGTTCTCCTCATTATATTGGATATTGATATTCACGCCGATACCGACACAAGCGCCTAGCACGGCAAGAGCAACCACTACAAAAATGGTCACTAAGAATTTATGTTGTTTAGTCATGGCTTTTCTCCTTTGACTTATTAGATTTAATATAATCAGCAAAACTTGCCACTTTCATACAAACATGAACAGTCTTCTTGCACCCCCTACAATTGAAGTTGCAGTCAACAGACTTGTCCGTGTCCCCCAAAATTCTTTGACAGTTCGGACATATTATTCTAATCATTCCACCACCTCGTCAAAATAGCATCTACAATTAGGGTGAGGAGCAGGAATTCGACCCTCATCATTCCACACAGATGGTTCCCACGCAATAGGTCCATCGTCAGTCTCTTTAATATGCTCAAACGCAGTCCCGACATCGACCACACTTCCATCCATCGCTGCACACACAGCGCATGTCTTCTTATCGTGTCTCGCACGCCATATCAGCTTGACATTAAGCCCATATTTCTCGGCGATTTTCTGGTCTTCATCTAAGCGCCCTGACTTAAACGCATAAACAGTCTCCGTGCGAGCGATACGCTCAGCCTGCCACGTTGGCATCACTTGCCTCAATTCTTTGCGAATCTCGCCAGCGCTCTTGCCTTTAGAACTCGCCAGCACTTCGTCCAAAAGCCGTCGAGCTTCGTCCCCATAATTCTTCACAAGCTCTTCAGTCCTTCGGTTGATTCGGTCTTTCAATGTGCCAGATATCTTGAGATTTTCAATATCGCCCTTAATCTCAGCGACAACGTCTTCGTCTTTCAACATATCAGCGATTTTCTCAGCTCCATCAATACCACCAACCATCGCTTTGTTTTCTAATATCTCATTGATTTGGTCAATAACGCCCTGAGCGTCAATGTTTGGTGTCTGTGCGAAGATACGCTCAGCCATCGCCACTAGGATGTCGTAGATCTTCTTCTCGTCTGCCGTCATAGGTGGCAATTCATCCTGTGTATTGACCGAGCAAGTGCATTGATGGGAGAATTTATTAGATGTGATTTTGATATTATCCTTAGTATTGCGAGGTAAATTGGCTAAAATGTTTATTTTATTGTATGACTGCTCAGCCAATACCTTAGTCCGAATCCCCCTTGCCACGCTAAACCAGTCGTCACCGAGTTCGAGCGCCCTAACAGCATCATCAGCGCCCGACCCTGCATCAATAAGCATTCTAAGCGTCTCAACACGAATCTTAGCGATTTCAGCACGAACCTTTTGCCTCTCGGTCAAGTCAGGTAACTCCAGTTCAAACTGGATACCATAGCCAAGCCCACCAGTTACCCTATCAAGCTCAAACTGGAATTGACTCCAGAACGCCATCAGCGCAGGATACACACGGCGCTTGATAAACTGATAATCACTAAGCTCGGCGTTGTCATATTTAGCACTCGAATCGTCGCCTAAGATAAAATCGCCCACCCCGAACGCCTTGTTGAGGTGGTCATTAATAATGTCAGTTAATTCTTTGATAGCAAGTGTGGAGTTGTTGCCCTGGATAGTCTTAACTTCAACTTGATCCAAACTCTCGCCAGTATCATTATTAAACTGTCGCCATACATACACGGTCTTGCCATGATTAGATGCGCCCCTAAGGTTGCCTTCCATTTCTCGACGTGTCTTGTTAAACTTCTCCCAAGAGCTCGCTCGGATAAACGTAATCGATGCAGGCACTGCACCATTTTCAATATAAGCCCTCTCATACTGCGCCAATACATCCTCAGTCTGCGCCCAAGCCCTAACAGCCGTCGCAGGCGATACACCCCTCTGAAGATTCTTCGGCGAGCGTGAGAACCTAAGCGACATCACCTCATCACGCCCCAAGTTCTCCGTCAACCCATCGCCATTAATAACTTGGAAGTAATAATCACCATTATTGATATAAACTTTCGAGTGTGGTGGCAGTATCGTATATCCAGCAACCTTATTGCCCTTAAAGTGGACGTGGATATCAAGCTCGTCCTCAGTCAGCCACATAGCGAACATAGACCCTGAAAATTCAGCCCATCCCATCTCGTCGTTTGGATTCTGTAACAGCGCCAACTCAGGTGTCCTAGCTAACGGCAAGCGCCCACCATTTTGCCCGACCCCGAACGGTATCACCATTTTCATGTCGTTGATTAATGGTTGAACTTGAGCGAACACGTTCTCATAATCAGAACATAACGGATTAACAATTAAGTTATTTGCGATTTCTTGTTTGATTTGTACAGCTTTTTGTTTTCGAGTAGCTTCTCTGAATCTTTGAACCAACCCCATCTATTTATTGCCTTTCTTTTTATTTTTACGAACTTTCTTCACGGTCTTATCTTCCAAAAAAGAATTGAGGTCGACGGAGAACCTCTCCCCATCGGTATAGAACGGCATCTGCCCGATACCAGCTTTCAGCGCCTGATAACACAATTCGCTCCCAAGCTCAGTCGTGAATCCGACTTTTTCAATTTCAACACCCTTTAGAGCGAACTCAGCAATTTTCTTACGACCTTTATCCCCACACAACACGCAGTCCTGAAACACGGCGAACACTTTCTTAGTCATTTTCTTTCTCCGTCATAGCCTTATCGAATAGCTCATGGATTTTTGTCTCAACCTGCTCCAACATCTCATCACCCCCCACCAGATACGCATGAAGTCGCTCTTTATCTAAAATGGTCATTTGCTTAGATAAGAATTCCTTGACATAACGCTCCTCTTTCGGAAACGCCGAGGCAAGCACCTCGTCAGTTTCGTCATTGTAATTATTAATCTGCGACAAGCGCATTTTAAGCTCGGTGTTGATTTGTGGCGTGCATTCCTTGCCACCGAACACGACTGGTTGTAATCCATTGAAAGTTAAAGCCATTACTGCTCCTTGTTTATGCCCTCAATATAATCTTAAGCAGGGTCAGACGACAAGAAAAAGCCAGTGGATACTGGCTTTCGGTGCAAGGTTTCGGTGGAGTCAACCATGCAATTATCATTATAAATCTAAACAGGGTCAGCGCAAAAAGAATAACCCCCAAGGACAGACCAAAAAGAGTGTGGGTCGGGGGTTATTGCGAAGTTGATGGCGTCGCTATAATAAGATTAACTTATAGAGTTTTAGGTCATACACAAAGTATTAAAGATAACAATTTATATTTACACCACAAACGCCATCGCCAAATTATACCTATATTACTAGGCAAGGAGCTTTAGCCGTCGCCAGCTAACTATTTCTAATTATAATCGCCAGCAGGGTCACTCGTAACAAGCAACTTGAATTGCCTGAAATACTTTCTTATTACATTGGATCAGTGACTTCTTCCCGTCTTTCCACTCGACGGATACAAGCAACTTAACTTTAGCCTTAGCGCTATTAATCGCACTTGCCGTCCCCCAGATATACGACTTAACGAACGAGCCACTCGCATCAGGATTCCCCTCGCTCAAAACTTCATATTTCTTGACGCTGTCCTCATCTAAATAGATACGACTACTTTTCTTAATGGCAAAACCTGGACGGATCCAGACTTTCTTGCCCATAATATCAATATTGACGATATATCCTTTATAATCCCCCTTGACTACTTCTCCATAGTCCATAGTTGACTCCTGTTTAATGTCTTAATTATAACATAAAGTCTATAATCTAACGATACTGACCACAGGCACGGTGGACACTACTACAAAAGATGTGTCATAAGTGACTGGTACTAAACTACCTTCCTGCATCTCGCCATAAGTCGTGTTGACTTCAACGTCCTGCACATTGCCACTAGGTGTCTTCGGATATACACCACCATTAGCCTGTTTATTCCGATCAGAAAATATCTCGGATATAACGCCCTCGCTCGATGCATAAGTGATCCGATACGTGCCAGTAGATACACGTCCCGAAAATGTCGTGACGGTGTTTCTGGTAGATGTATAAAGCGCCGATGTTTTAAGCGCTAACAACTCAAGCTCGATTTTATTTATCCTCTCAGCGAAGTCGTTTCTCATAGCGCCCCCACAGTAAAATTATCGGTACATCGAACTGTTAAGCTTGCAGAAATAGTCACGCTCTGACCGTTTTTCAATTTAGTTAGATCGTCCGTGCCATCAGCGCTATAATTCGTCCCATAAGCCGTGATAATAAGCCCGATATTGTCATTACTCATGCGCACTTTGTCGACCTTCATTGCCCTCGATATTCTCGGCACTTGCCACTCATCGTAAATATTGCCATGATACCAGTTCAATGTCGCCATAATAATAGAATCAGTATCACAACTAACAGCATAATGGACTTCACCTTTGCAAGTTGTCCCACCACTAACCACGCTAAGTGGCACATTGACGGATACCGTCTTCGCCACCGTATCAACAACCTGCGAGCTTTTCTGCGCTGCCGTTTTAAGCCGAACCAACTCACGCTCAACACTTAGAACCTCTCTATCAAAATAATCGTTCATAGCAATGAACTCCATGAGTAGCTTATAGACGTAATCGGCGATGTAGAATATACCGTCACCCGACTAGGTGCAGTTTGCTTGGCAACACCCGTCCTAAATTCAGCCCCCCAACCATTATTTGAATAATTAAACTCGTCATTGACATAGAAGTTATTGCCGTCCAACGTGTCCGTGACGATATACTTCTGAGCGAACGGATATGGTGACACACTAAACGTAACATCGATACTGAGCCAAAAAAACGCACCCTCGCCCGTCGGTGCTGATAAATTAACGCTCCGAGTATATATCTTCAACAACCCAAGACCCCGACCATGCGCCGTCTTAAGGTTAGTGAGTTCACGCTTCGCCGATTTCAACCTCGCCGTCAATAAGTTCATTAGACACGCTCCAACACTGGTGTTATAGTTTCGTCACCATTAGCCGATATTTCGACCGACAATTCATTAACTCTAAAATCTCCATTAGTCATGCCAGTAAGGTCAAGTGAGTTATTAATAGTGATAGTATCCCCGATCCATATCTTGCCCGTGCCACTAGGAGTAGGAGCAACCTGCAACCCATGTAAGGTGATTTGAGGTTGCCAAACAGGGTCGCACGAATTCCACAAGCTCGCCTGTGCATTTCTAAGCAATACGCTTTGCGTAGATATACTAGATTCCTGATAAAGCTTCTCCATGTATCCGAACTCCGAAATCGAATCAGAATCAGATGCAAAAGCCAGCACTGCCGTGTTCTCATCCACATTAGCCGATACTTCGCCAGCACCTAAAGCGAACACAGCACTCGCAAAATCGCCCACTTCCTGAGCTTGAATCGAGGTCGCAGAAGTATTGTTGAGCATGGTAGGATAGAACGCCACCCAGTCATTAATCACATCGCCAAAATTCTCATCCATATAAATGTCGTAAGTTTTGTCGGCGTGGAAATACACGTCAAATGGTCCAGCGCCCGTGGTGTTGTCGCACCTATCACATATCCAGTCTTTAACGGTCTTATAATTATCAAACGTATGAGTGATACTCGCCAACGTATCGGCATGACCTGCCGTGAACCCATAACCCTTGCCAGCATTAGAAGATACCGTGTTCGCTAACGTAATCATCTGAGCCACTAACGCATTAGCATTGCCAGATACCACACCAAGTGGCAAGTTGTTCGAGGTGTTTCGGATATATACGCCAGCCAAAAGATTCAAGAACCCATCAAACCTCAGTTGCAAGTTAGCGCTCCTCTGTAACGGATTATAAGCAGGCATCGTTGCCATAAATCCCCCGACTAGCTCTACATCATTTCGCACCACACGGCACTCAAGCGCCAACGGTTTCAATATATCCCCGATACCGAGTCCACGCTCCTTGCACCACTCATTGAACAAAAAATCATTAATCATAAAATCAATAGAATCAGCCCCGACCTTTGTTCGCTTCCTTGTCCACGTTAGGTTTTGCGCCAACTTCCTGCAGTCGCCGATTAGCGTGCCATTAAAGTATAGATTAACCTCATAATCAGCCGTCTGTAAACTCATCCGACTATCTCCTGCCACTCAATTGTCGACGGCAATGCGTCCAAATTATCGGTAATATAAACTACTCTGTTAGTGTCTGGGTTGAACGCTATCCAGTCGCCAGTCATATTCCCGACCATGCTCACACCATTGAGCAACACGGTTTTGTTCATCATATCCACCACAAGCGTCTGTGAGCTCGCCACCGTGCCATTATACTTAAACGTGGTATTTGTAGTCAGCACGGATATCTGAGGATTAGTCGCAGGTCCCTGAACGGTCCAAACAGGGTAAACCGTATCAATAGAATCAACCTCAACCGTAGTTGGTCCAGTTGGTGCGCCCTCAGACCACTCAGCCCCGATATTGCTCCATTTAATGCCATAAGAATCCCAAATCAAGCCACCACTAGCACGCTGATGCGTCAGTTGAATTTGAGCGATTTTCGAGTAGATTTCCTCGCCCTCATCATTTTCAGAATATGAGTAGTAATTCACGTCCTCAAAATTAAGCGCCACATGATAAGCAGGATATATCTGATACAATTCTTCCACAGTCGGGTCATCAACTAAAAATCCACGCTTGCGCTGAATCGCAGTCCCATCACTAAACACATAGACGACTTTGTAGAAGTGATTTTTTCTAAAGAACTTTAAGAAGTCACGGCGCTTGCTTTCAACAGTAGCCTTGTCCGTAGTGCCATCGCCAACAAACCCATCAAACGACTGCGAGCCTGGTCGACGCACCTGACCTGCCAACAGATACCCGTCATTGCCTTGTACGTCCACAATATCATTAGCCACTGTATTAGACTTAAAATGCATTTGGTTGTCTTTGAATTCATAATAACCCGAACCCAACACGAACCTCTCGCCATCGTCACGGATAAACAATGATAGAATATAGCACTTTGGTGTCACTCCTTGTATTGTCATTAGACTGCTCTCCTTATACTTTGCATCATTACCCGACCGATCTCCTCAGCGTCGAGCTGGTTATTTATTTCATTAGTCATATATACATTAATCGTCTTGCCATCATAATCCTGCTCCGACATCTCCGTCGCAAGCGTTTCAGCTAACAACCCAGCCCAGTTGTCCGTGTTATTTTCTAACGGCAACACAGCTTCCTTGCCTTGCTCGCCAATAATTGCCGTTGTAGCGCCCGTAACGACACCACCACGAGCCAGTAATGGGATTTGGGGTACATCTATCGTCCCTATCCACTCAAACGGCTTCATGCCCAAAATATCGATGCCCCTGATGCCGTTCAAAAAGCCATTAATCGCATTGAACGGAATCGCCACAACATGGTTGATGCCCGTAATGATAGCGTTGACAATAGTCCTAAACGCATTAGTGATGCCATCAACAATGCCCATGAATATCTGCCCACCAGTAGAGAACACAGCTTTGACCCTTTCCCATGCTCCACTGAATATCGAACCGAAGAAGTCAGCCAACGCCCCAAACAAGCCAGTTATGAAGTCCCAAACAGCCTGAGCGCCTGCACAGATACCGTTCCATTGCTCTTGGAAGAAATTACCTATCGCCTCAAGTCCACCCATCACCGAATCTTTCAAGGTGTCCCAGTTCTGCATAATTAACACGATTATCGCTGCGATGGCGCTCAGCGTGAATATAATCGGGTGCGCCGTAATAATTGTTAACAGTGGTGGTATCGTTTTCAAGAACGTCAACACTTTTGTGCCAAATTGCAACGCCAACAGCCCCGTCAGATACGTCAAAACGCCAGTCAATATCGGTGCAATAATAGCCCAGTTATCAATAACAAACTTCATAACATTGCCGACGACATTGACTATCCCCACAAGCATGTCTTTGATACCCCCGATGGCTTTCTGGATTTTATCGCTCCCGATATCTAGAATGATGTCCCGAATCGCATTTGACACGCTCTGCTTTAATCTTGTAAATTCCGTAGCTATACCACTAGCACCAGTCACAGCCCTATCATGCAACGAATCCATGCCGTTGATGCCTTCTTTATCCATCTGAACGAGAACTTCCATCATATCCTCGACGGATATCTTGCCTTTTTGAAGTGCCGTATAGAAGTCGCCCCCCATCGCTGCCGAAGTATATCCCATCGCCTCAGCTAATTCTTGCATAACTCCTGGCGCTGCCTCCATAATCGAGCGCCAGTCCTCGCCGACTGGGTACCCTTTTTGTAATATCTGCGTAAACTGATAAACAGCTCTCTCAGCCTGCTCAGCCGATGCGCTATTCGCAAGCATAGCATCAGACACGGCAAGCATCCAGTCCGATGCCTTATTGACATCTCTAGTAACAGCCACAAGCTGTTGTGTGCCAGATACCACTTTATCGAGTGGAGTCGGTAACTGCTCAACGCCCTTAACGAGCTTCTGAATCGATGCCTCAGCAACGTCAGAAGAATAACCCATCTGCTCCATAACTTTCGGAAATCTAGTCAAAACGTCGGCACGGTTAACGGCATCACTGATCTGCCCAGTTATAAACGACGTAACCTTGGTAATTCCATTAGAAATGAGTTGACCTGCTGCGACGGTAAACGCATCACCAAAAGCCGAGCCTGATTTAGTCCCACCACTTTTGACGATGCTCTCGGTCTTCGATAAATCAGCCTTAACGCTCGACCCATCAAACGTCAATTTGATAATAGCAGTGCCAACCGTAGCATTAGCCATTTAGAGCTCCTTTCGCTTGCTTTTGTTCGCTCTTAAATATCTTGATAGCATTCTTCAATGATTTCGGAGCATGTCCATGTTTCGTAGGATTATTAGCGCCAGCAATGCTAGCCAAGATAATGCCCTCGATACCGAGTAATTCACGCTTCCACCTAGCACGCTCGGCAAGCATCATGCGATATATTCTATTCTCGGGTATCTGCCCATTTTGCCACGCACTCCACGCACTCCAACCGAATCTCGCAAGAATCTCAGCAGATATTGCATCGACATCATCAAACCCCCGATTCTTACGAATAGCACGCTCTTCCTGCGCTAACTTCAACTCGATCTTCTGTTCATTAGTTAGAAAATCCGACACCCGAACCACCCTATCACGAGCCTGAGCCGTAGCCTTGACCTGTTTCAGTGTATGTTCAGATGCCGTCATTCTAACTATCTCCTAGCTCTCACTTGCGTCGGCATATTCGCCAGACGTAGCATTATAGCGTTTATTAGCAGTAGTAGAATTGTCGCCCAACTTATACGAGTAAGCAGGATATCCATCCCCACTCATAGTGGTGGAGTTATAGATTTGTGGGTTAAGCGCAATAGTCACCTCAGAAGTGTCGCTCGCTCCAATTTCTAGGTCATCGTCTAGTGATGGATAACAACGAGTAAGCTCAACGTCAGCCGTAGAACCATCGTCACAGATACCTTGAACCACTACACGCACAGGCACGCCATCATCACACAAATCACCAGAACCACCGACAATGTTGCCAGCGTTCGCATCGTGTCCAGTATAGGTGGCATCGTTCCATACTCCAAGAGCTTGACCAAGCGCCTTATAATATCCAAATAAGATCGTGACGCTCGCACTAAACTCGTTGAGTGTTCCAGCAATTGGCTTTGTGGTAGTTCCGACACTAGATGCACGGCTCGACTTTCTCGGAGCGATATTTATCGTCGCTTGAGTGTCTTGACCTAAATCATCAGGCTCGAAATTGACCACGTTCCACTTTGAACCATCCCAACGGCTAAAGCTAACTCGGTGCAATTGAGTAACTGTCTTAGTAGCCATTTATTGTTCCTTTCAATTAGTTAATGTTTCAGGCAAGTCGTAGATTAAATCTGCGCTTGCGATTTTCACAATTAATCCATTGTCATCCTGCCCATAATTCTGAGGTGTCGTCGTAGGACGAATCCTCACATTTTCGAACAGATACGTAGTGCTCCCAACGCTTCCACTCAACTCACAAAAGCCACGATTCTGCATAATCCATAGCAAAATCTTCTGATGTACTTCTTCGGTCTTCGGTTTATTGGCAAAAGCAACGTAGAAATCAACGGTGCAATGCAAATTGTGACCCTTAGCATCGCCAGCATTTCCACCCCTAGTGACTAACCAAACACCCTTAGCAGGTTTCCCATCTTTCTGCAACGGAATCTCTTCCCAAAATAAATCCTTATCGATTACAAGATCAGCGACATTGTCGCTCGCCATCTGTTTCAATAATGCAAGAGTTATCATTTCGTTACATCTCCGAAGTATTTAGTTAAATAATCACCAGTCAGAATTGCGTCCTTTGCTCGTTCCATATAATGCCTGCCACGAATCCTCACTGAGTGATTTCTGCCAGCAAAACCACCCCACTCCTGAATCGCTGCATAACGGATATCACGCCCCCCGACCTTACCACCAGCAATGACCCAAACCTCGCCAGCATTATCCTCAACTCGAATTGAGTTCGACAACGCTCCAGTCCTATATGGTGCATTGCGCCTAGCTTGGTTGCCGATATCATAAGCCAAACGGATTAACCCTTTTTCAGATTTACCCGTAATTGACTGAATAGCACTATTGTTCCACTTAATATCGACAACGACACTACCAGCCATTGCACTCGTCCTCGGTGGCTTCAGCATCAGTCTGTTGCAATAATAGCTCGATATGTTCAACCACTCCCGTGTCCTGATTCTTCCCGATACTGGCATTAACTATTGCAAAATAGTCGCCATTGGTTTGGTCATAAATCATATAATCAGACACCAGCGCCCTTGTATTAGTTGTTGGCATCTGCTCGGGTCGGCAATACATAAGTATGTCGCTATTAATCACGCTCGCATTAGGAGCAAGTCCGATGTTGGTTAAATCGCCTTCATCTACAATGACATCGAGGTCGTTACTCTTAGAATATACAGAACCCACCAGCGAACCCCTCTGGCACATACCAATTGAATATTGACCAGATACAACCGCACTACTAAACGCACTAAAAACGTCCATAGTAGCCACAACAGTCCCGATGCGACCTCTCGACCCTAACTCCTAAATCACACTCGCTGTATTTGTCGATAATGTCAGGATACTGCGTGGCGATTTGAGAAAAAGCGTCGGAAGCACTGCTCGACTTAAAATTAATTGTAAAATTACGGACGTGCTTCGACTCAACCACGTCACCATTTCCCTGAAATCTCAACACCGATGCAATAAAGTTAGCTAACAACATAGCCAAGTCTTTATTGTTTTGGTCGAGAACAGGAAATTGCTCAAGGCATAAAAAAGACGCAAGGCGCATTTCTGCAACTCCCACAATAGAACTCCAGTCATCTGAGTAATATGAAGTTTTAAGTCCTGTGTAAAGCGTGTACTGCTCTTGCGTCAACATTCTAAACCTTTCTATTAGCTCTCGTTACCTAAAGTGATAGCAACAGCCGATTTGTACTCACCAAGCGAGCCAAAGCGTGGAGTTTCATCCAACAAGATATCTGTGTTAGTTGAAGTATCGAACTCGGTTCGGGTGCGGATACCACGTTCGCCACCATGCTTGTAAGCATTGTTTACAAGTACAATAGCATCGACACTTTGTGAATCCATCCATGATGGGGTGTAAACTCTATCAACGCCCAAGATGTCCTCGATGCGAGCGCCTGGCGCTACTAAGTAAGCACCATTTGCCTTAGCTTGGAGCATATCAGTCACAACTGAGCTCTTAGCAATGACAATTTGGCGACCCTCAGTCTTAATAGAACCACGAGCCTTGACAATGCCATCATAAAGGTTGCCATTTTGGGTTACGCTAGATGCGAGTTTGGTTCCGATACCAGATACAGCAGTCGCATCGGCAAGCACGCTGTAAAAACCACGAGTGCCGTCAAACATACGATAATCAGCACCAGTGCCAGATGGAGCATCACGACCATCACCAACGATGGCTGCACGCTCGATTTCAGCGATAATGGAGTCGACAAGTTCTTGCGAACGGAAGTCGATTAACCATGGATTCTCGTAAAGTTCAGTAGCATCTAAATCTAAGCGCTTGTAAACCATCTTGACGAGCAAGTCACGAGTAGAATTAGCAACGCTTTGGTTAACCTTAGTGTCGCCTTTCTTATGACCTTGCGCACGAGATTCGCTTGACAATACATTGATTCTAAAGCTCTTAGCGTTGATGAATTGGAAGTGATTAATGATACCATTACCTTTTTCAATAGCGTTTACAAAATACTGCTCAACTGGTGCAGGATTTGGTAAGCCAGATACCCCATCGAGGTTCATGTGCTTGCCAGCTTCTTCACGCCACATGGCATCAAAAGTTGCTCCCATGCGACCAGCTTTTCTGAGGGTATCAGCAAAAGCCTTGTGACCAGCTTCAGAGTGTAACCAGTCAGCCTTAGCAACAGCAGTTTCTTGTTTAACAGCCTTGTCACGAATAACAACAACTGTATTTTTTAGCACGTCTTTCTTTTCTTCTGCAGGTGCTTCTGCAGGAGCTTCACCCTCTTCGTCCTTAGCTTCACGAGCAGTTGGCTCGGTCTGACTTTCAGGAGCAGAAGTGGTAAATTGGTCAACTACTTCAGATAATACGTTCTTCAAAGCACGATTTTCATCTGGAGTAAGTTCGTCAGCTTTTTTGACATCAGACATTTCTTCGTCCCTTTCTTTAGTTTCTAATTCTTTACCATCACCACCATCGGCGCTCCCTTGAGCCTCTGCCTCAGTTGGTTTATGGTCTAATGTATATGCACGAGGGTCGTTTCCAGTATCAACCATTGAAATCTCCCTCAGGATTCCAACTAGTCCGTCAATTTCTTGTCCTGCGCCATAATATCCGTCAGGATACCACTCAGTCCCGATGGAATAGCTTGCATTGTCGGATATCGCAAAAGCATGATCAGCCTTGTCGTCATTATTGGCAAAATAGACACGTGCATGAAGCCCATCCGTTTCCATCCACACTTTCGCATCACCAATAACGTCCTCGATATCAACAACACGCTCGCCAGTAGCTATATCATTATGTCCATGATTCGCCACGAAGTTGACTTTATACTTCTCGGCTTGCTCATCGGGGTTAGTTTTCAGATCAGATATTAAAATTAGCTTGCCGTCCCTAGACATCACAAACAGACGGCTCAAATCACGAACCTCACCAGACTCCATTTCTTTTCCAGAGTTAGCGAGTATGTTGCGATATCTTCGCTCCGTCTTTTCGTTTTTATCTTCGGTAACAACAGCCTTAGCGCTAAAGTATTTCATGCCCTCATAATAAGTTTGAGCAGGGTCACGGGTCTAGAAAAAGCCCCACAGATATGTGGAGCTTATAAGTAGATAATAGATCACCGTCCTTTCTTCAACTCGAATAGTGTGCCTTAAAATGGTTGATTTTCACGTGTCTATCACCTCCCTTCAATAAGGTGCGCCCCTCATACTTTTATTGTATTGCTAGTCAGGGTCACAAAAAAACCACCCACATGCACATGGGTGATTTTATAAGATGTTGCTATAAGTGGAGGCTTATGCACATGTCAAGTGAGCCATTTGGCTCTAACTATATTTTACTTGCCAGCAGGGTCATCAGTCTTGATTTTATTCCATCTAGCCATTGATGCCTTTTTATTGCGAGCGCTGAGCGCTTCCTTAGATATCGAGTTCGTCTTCATAGCACCACGTCGCCTCGCCTCGACCATCTTGTCATATAGCTCCGCCTTGCGACGGAGCTCGTCTAATTCTTCCTGTTCAATAGATACTATCATACTACCATCTCCCAACCATTATCGCCGATGATATTCAATAATAGTTCTGATTCTTTTTTGCCAAAACGCAAGTGTCCTGCGCCCACTATACTAATTCGGTTATCTTCATCTAGTAGGATAGTGATATCTTTTCTGCGCACCATTTTAGCATTCCTCCATCATAGCCATGATTTGGCGTTCAGCTAATACCTGAGCTAACTGCCTCTTGGTAGCCTTGCAGAATAAGTCAGCGCCATAACCATACTGGCGAAGATTCGACTTAATCTCGTGGATATTTTGGTTCTTATAAATTGATTTTGATAATTCTTGGATATTCATTGGTTGACTCCTTATTTAACTTTATACTTACATTATACCACACTAGCGTGCATATTACAATACATTTGCCCGATTTTCTTCGATTTTCTTTGCCGAGTTTTCCACAACCTAACAGGGGTGACGGCTAAAAATCGAACCTTTGGCGTTTCAGATCATCCACAGCATAGCGCAAGGCATCCATCAAATGATCGTTGCCGTCCTCAGGCTCGTCAATAACCTCACCACTGCGCTTTTTACGCCAAGCATAGGACAGATACTCACGCTTCAGGTCCTCGCCACAATACACAATTTGTCGCTCCATCACCCGACCGATGCCACGCTTGACCGATCCAGCATTCTTATCAGCCCCCACACATCTAAAGCCAGCTTGCTGAATTTCAGCGATAATCTCAGGACGTGCCGAATCAGCGACAATAAGTACATTAGGGTCAACCCCCACCCGACGCAACACATCGCCATATTGCGACCCAAGCAGTCCCTTGCGATATACAAGCTCCACGATGCCGAGTTTCTCCTCGCCCATATCATAAACAGCCACCAAACCCGTTTCGTCGTTCGAGAACCCAAAGTCCAACCCATAACGAATCAGTCGCCCATTATTGACGATATACGACTTGTCAACAAGCTCCCAGCCCGAATAGATATTGCCCTCAAGCGTGCCGATTTGCCCCAAACCATACACAACCCACCAGTTGGACGGCTCTTCGCCTGGCTTCGGTTTGTGACTTTCGATATTTGCCACTTCTCGTGCGCTCAGACCCTCATTGTCTTTATAAGTAAGTATGATATAGGTTGTGTCGCTTTCAAGCCCCTCCACGAGCCTCTCATGCGCCCAAAATTTCGCCGATGGATTAAAATCGACAATAACAAAGTCCTTAGTGCGACCAGCCAACTCCTCAAATGTCTCCCACGAGATACCGTTCGCCTCGTTAACGAACAGAACATCACGACGAGGTCCACGTGCCGACATTCTATCAATAGACTTGAACTCCATCACCGAACCATTAGCAAACGTGTAAATCTTCGCCGACTTATTCCAGCGCTCCTCCTCCCAGATATTCTGCGTCTTCATAATCTTAATAAAATCACGAATCGACCCTGCCTCTAAATGTGGATATGACAACCCGACAATAGTCACAAGCGAATCCTCGTAGCTTCCACAATAGCCAATTAACAATGTAATGATAGCAAACGTCTTGCCTGCGCTCATACCACCCTGAACCACTTTATAAAAAGTGCGCTCCCAGAGCGTTTTCTCGATTTTCTTAAACGCAGTAGTAATTGCCATAGACTACCTCTCGAACCTAGACGGCTTATCAAACTTATCACGCAACCAGCGCCCGATATACCCCTCTCTAAAGCTCTCGTCCGACGTTGACACGATATCCATCTTCACAATGCGTTCAGCCATATCTCTCGGCTCAGGGATATCGAATTTCGGGTCAGATTCCTGCACACCACCAACGCCCCACCAATTGCCGTAAAGCGCCCGTTGCATAGGTTGGTCAGGAAATCGCTCCAACACTTTCAGCATCTTCTTGCGATTAACTAACATCGGTTCATGTATCGCATAACAAAACTCACTCTTGCGATGTTTCTTGAGTAAATCACGCAACACGCCTAACTTCTTCGTCCACTCCGAATCTTCGCCATGATGCATGTTTCTTATTTGCTGAATCTTGCTCGTAAGCGTGCCATCATATCTCATGCCGAACTCGCTCTCGGATATTGGTCGCAAAATAAAGAAGTCGTCGTTAAACAGCCAAAAATCCTCGCTGATTTCTTCGTTCTTGCATGCTTCCAACATCATGTTGCGCACGTTTTCCCATTTGCTCGGAGCTTTCTGATCAAGCTTCATGCGACGATCAGGACGCAACCCCACAGGACACCCACCACAAAACCAAATATGTCTGTATTGCCAGTTCTTCTCGACCGACCTCAACGAATAGCGCAATTCTTCATTAATAGGACTCTCTTTGACAAAATAAACAATATCATGCTCTCCTTTCGCTCTTTGCTCAAACCCGAACCGTTCAAACGTCCTAGACTGATAATGCACTCGACACTGGTTCACAAGCCACTCACCACCATCTATCCACCCATTACCACCCTCAAGCGCTAATTTAGAGATACGCTTGCGCAACAGCTCGTCCAGCACTTCTAACTTCTCCAAATCCAGCCCACCACGACACAGACTATTCTTGTCGTCAAAATAGTGGTTATACAACTGCACAGATGCCTGTCTAAACCCGTGATTCGCAATAAACGCCTCAACGTTAAACATCTCGTCTTCACCAAACTGCAAGCCCTCAATGAATCGGATATTATTAGCACGCAAGAAGTCCAAGCGATACAGTTTGTTGGTAGTAAACTCCCAAAATTGCACGGTGCAATTAGGGAGCTCATAATCGCCTTTCGGTGCTTGCGTATGAGGTCTAGTCCCATCACGATACTGCCCAAACTGGATGATGTTATACTTGAAGTCCTTAGTCATATTCTTCATGACCTCGACTGCGTTCTTCATATAAGAATCGTCAGCATCTAAAAAAGCGACATAGTCACCAGTCGCATTGTCCATGCCAATATTACGAGCGACACTTACGCCATCATTGTGTTTAGATGTGAGCAACTTCCAACCGTTCGCCTTAGCATATTTCTTACAGATATCACCCCCACCATCAGTAGAACCATCATCGACGATAATGACCTCAAAATCCTTGTCGGTCTGCTCGACTAACGAATCCAGACAGCGCTCCAACCATGGTGCCTTGTTATACACTGGCACGATGACGCTAATCTTCGCCATTTTTCTTTCTCTTGGTTAAATCGACTAGTGGCTTCATTTCGATATTGTGGTTCTCGTTGATATTACGCACGATCTTCTGCCCAGTTGCCTCAAGATACCTGTCGATCATCTTCGGATCGCCATTCCTAGCACCTATGATAATGCGCACGGCAATAGCTGATTCGTTCGTGACCTTATCGTCAGCGATACCAAACCTCTTCATGCGTAGTTTAATCTCCTCAACATCTGGCACCAGCTTACCAAACTCACCTAATAGCTTAGCCATCGCATAATGCTCTTTAGTCGACTCACCAGCCTTTTGCCTGTCCTCTTTTGTAAACTCATAATGCTTGCCGTCGCCTGGTTTGGTCAGGTTCTCAGGAGTGCCTTTAGGGTTAGCCATGGAACCCCCCTTCCATAGCCTTATGATTAGTACTCGATATCCCCAGCCTCAAGAGCGTCGAAGAACTCATCCATTTGCTGGATATTGAGTGGGTCGAGTGTGGTGAATTTATCTTCCATGTCTTTGTTTTACCTCTTAAACCATAAGTGTCAAGCATGTTTCCTCCTTTGCTTCTTATACTGGCGAATCAGGTCACGTTTATGGGGTCCATCTTTTAGTTGTTCGATGTTAGCTGGTAGCTTCATCCTCATAAAGCCTTCGTCCCTTCCTGCCATCCATCTTCAGAACCAGTCGTAAACTTCCACCAGCGTTTCCTAATAACATCACAATATTTCGGATCTATCTCACATCCGTAGCATTTACGTCCTGTCTGTTCACATGCAATAAGTGTCGAGCCAGAACCCAAGAACGGGTCAAACACAATGTCACCAGCGTCAGACATCGCAAGCACCCCCTTAGCACATAAACCAACTGGCTTCATTGTTGGATGGTCTTTGGATACCTTTGGACGGTCGAAGAACCACACATTGCTAAGCTTGCGAGAATCGGTGAATTTACCATCACCACGTGCATAGACACCGTAGCTTGAGCCGATCTGCTCTTCCGATATAGCTTCTTTGTCATATAATCCCTCGCCAAGACCATAAATTGCCAGTTCTTTGGCTGACTGAAAATCTTTGCCACCAAGCACGAAATGATCCTTGACCCAACAGAGAACTGTGCGAAAACGCAACCCTGCATTGTCAAAAGCGTTCTTTAGTGTCAAGATTTCCTCGTCACTCATCCAACTAATGCACCCCCCCCCACTCGCCATGTGGGATGCTACACACTCAAAAGCACGGTTGAGAAAATCCTGAAAATCCTCATGCGACATTTTGTCGTTCTGGATACCCTGTCCTTTAATATCGGCACAACGGCTTTTAATTGCTACGTTATATGGTGGATCAGTGAAAGTGCATGTAGCTTTCTTGCTTCCGAACAGTTCTCGCACTTTCTCATCGTCCTCAAAAGACCCACAAAAAACAAGGTGATCTCCTAGCTTATAGATATCACCGACAATGGAATAAGTGTTTTGATGATCAACTGGAGCTGGTTCGTCTTCGACTATTTCTTTGTATGGCTTAATCTCCTCGACACCCCAGCCTTGTAACTCGTCAATATCCCACTCATTGGCTAACATATCCATGTCCCACTCACCTAGCTCAACATTGTCACGGATAGTAATCTCTCGCTCTTTTTCCTCAGTAAGCCCATGAATCACTACCACTGGCACCTCGCTTAGTCCAGCGATACCTGCTGCCCGAAGTCTTTGGTTGCCTGCAATGATAACCAGCTTACCTGTCCGATCTGAACAGATAATTGGTCGACACTCGAAGAAGTCTGGGTTGTCTTTTATCGACTGTACTAAGATATCCATCCGCTCTTTAGTTATCGTTCTCGGATTATGGTCTAGGTGATATAGCTCATCAAGACTCTTATATTCCACGATATTCTGCACCTTTTTCATAATATCTCCCATTTATAATTTCTATCCTATTACTAAACATACTGCACTTCTATGTGCTATTGAAATTGATGATGAATTATCTTTACGACACTGAATTTTAACCGTGTTATCGCCGTCCACCTTTGTCAAATAAGCTTCTCCTGATACGCTTCTTCCCCAAGCTGTGGTCTGGGAATAGGCTGTGCTCCCCGTGCCGTTATAATATGCTCTCAATACTGTAGCAGTTGTTGTGCTTGTCCCATCAAAATTTCCATAGAATAGCACAATGAATTTAGCGCCAGTTGGTATGCCAGACACATCAACACTCAAGCAGTCTGCATAGGTTTGTGTGACTGACTGTGAAGCGCTAGCATCGTTATAAACAGCTAATGTTGCAAAACTAAGTTTGCTAGCTGTTACAGCGCCATCGTTTATTAGG